CCGACCTCGAAACGGCAATCGAACGCGCAGGCCTCAGCGACATGGAACGAGCTGCACTCCGCCTAGTCTACATCGAGGATATGACGCAAGTGGACGCAGGCGCATCGATGGGCGTGGCGCAGTATCGAGTGAGTCGATTGCTGGGCGCTGTGCATACGAAGGTGGCCCGTATTTATGAAGCGTGGGCGCGTCGAGGCGAGGGCTATACGGTGACGATCGGAGAGTAAGATAGAAACTTGATTTTGTAGGAAAGAGGGATTTAATGCTGATAACTAAAGAAGATTTAGATACGCGTATTTGTGATATTGAACCAGATTCTCAAAATACTCAAACATATAGAGAATACATCAAAGAAAGTGAAGAGGAATTCGGCTTAATACCAAAAGAATTAGATGGTATGAATGATAGATTCTTGAATGATTATATGGGGTTTTTAGATTATCTTTGGGAGAAGTAAGACCAATATCCGAATCTGTAGGAGGTTTAAAGTATGGATAAGTGTCCTGTGTGTAATGGTTGGTTTATACAATGCCCTTGCTGTGGAAATTCATTTTGTAAAGAATGTGGATTAGAAGAGGCAGATGCAGAGGATTATGAAGAAAAATAAAACCAAATCCGAATTCAGTTAAAAATGAGGTGATGATAAATGTCAGGTGTTTCATACGCAATTAGTACATTAAAGGTTGAGCGAAACGAACTGGAAGAAGGAATGGAGAATTGCCCTGCAACATCAGCGAGATACAAATGCTATGAGAAACAAACGAAAGAGATCAATGAAGCGATTAAGGCGTTGGAGGAGTACCAAAAGAAAAAATACGGATTTTAATTCATTCGTAAAGTGAGGTGTTTGCATGAAATCTTGGAACATCCTTAAAAAAGATGCAGATGGAAATAAATACGACATAAGGATATTGTTCATGGGTAGTGGATTAAAGGTTGAGGATGTTGGGTTTATTGCCAAAGGAAAAAGAAAGCCTGTGTACTTAGGAGCATCATTAACTAATGATTATGGTTGGAGAGCTTTAAATTGGGACGGTAGACGAGAAGCGCAAAAAGCTAAAATCTTAGAAGTTGTTCCAGAGCATTTGCTTCTGGAAGCATTAAATGATGTTTGGGAGAAGCTGAAACCATCAGAATTAACTTTTTAACAGAACCCGCATTTTGTAACGAAAGGAGGCACAAGCATGCAGAATTTGGTATACGAAATAACACGACTAATTGCGGAAACTAAAGAGGCTAAGTGATCGAAAGGAGGTCGCGTATGAATTCGCCTCGATTCCCGTGGGCGGGCGTCATGCTCATCGTAGCAATCATCGCCTACTATTACGTTACGTATAAGATTCTCGGCGTGCCATAGCGTGTGGCGCGTCTTTTTTGCGTTCATTTACTTCGCCCAGGCAATACGTGAGCCCTTATCGCATATGCTATAACGAGAGTAGCGAAAGGGGCGATCGACATGACAACGCAATCCTGCACGACATGTGACGGGTACGGTACGACAGTGCGGACGCTAGACAACGGGACATACGAGGAGCCGACGTGTGGCACATGCGGAGGTAGTGGCGAGGTGGATACGGAATAGTAGTACGCGAGTGTTGGCGCTTATGCTAACGCTCTTTTTTACGTCCAAAGTGCCAAAAACCGCGCCCAGCTTACGATGTATAAGTAGAGGGCGCGTTGTGCGCCGACATACAGCGGAGGAGGAGCGAGGATGACGATACACGAAAAGATTACCGAAATACAACGCCTCATACGTGCTGGCGACGAGGAGATGAGCGACAGGCAACAGCGTATGGAGGCTATCGAAAGACTAGCGGAGGAGCACGTATTGAGTCCGGGTGGGAAGAATGATGCGAAGGCGGTCGAGCGATTAGCTGACTTGTGTCTGTACGAGGAGCTGTTCGACCCGACATCGTGGAAGACGAGGCAGATCGAGTACCCGTTTCTGAGCGAATTACAGCTCGCGAGAAGGCAAAACGGTGTTCACCAGCGACGCTACGAATCGGGTATAAAAGAGGTATCGATGGATGCAACGGCGACGTACGGAAGCGACGGAAGGTTATACGGGGATAACAAGCGCAGGGAGCGCTCCGACAATGAAAACATGTACATGGATGAAAACGTTAGGTCGCGAAATAAGGAGAGGCGCGAGAAGTATCGGGAGTTTACGAAGACGCAGCCTATTAAAACGTACAATCTATACGAGGGAGTTGGTGTAGGTGGCGATACAAGTAACGTTACCGGACGATAAGATAACGTTTAAGAAAGCGGAGTTTGGCGACTATCGCGAGCTACTTTCGGTTAAATGTGGAGGTGTTTATTCGTTATACGATAAGGATAACCGTTGCTTATACGTTGGGCAGTCGAAGAATTTAATAAGCCGCCTATCGAATCACTTCAATATTCCGAGCGCCTACCGTGATGCCATCGATTATGTAACGATATACTTTGCCGCAGATCCTTACGAAAGGGAGATATACGAGACGTACGCGATAAGTGCGCTCGGAGGTATTTATAACAAGGCTAAGTCGTTCAAAGCACGAGGGAAGCTACGTTGCCAAGTCGAGCTAATCGAGGACTTAAAGTATGAGTTGCGAACGCTGAAAACGTTACGTCACGATATATTAGAGGAACTAGATGCGCTCGAGGTGCATTACGCAGAGCCCGAATATAAGATATATAACAACAACTTTACGGGAGGCCTCGCTAAAGGCCATGAGGATGATATACAGTTTAAACACGATGACGAAGATTACCTTGAATGGAGGCAAGAGTATGAAGATGAGAAACAGCAATTGAATGAAAGGCTTGAAGAAATTGACGAGGAAATCCGAGGGATAAGAAGAAAAATAAAGAATCTATTAGAAAGATTGCGAAATTAAGCATAATTATGAAAATATTGTATCAGGATAGTTGAGAAATACCGATTTGAGTTGGCCTTTAATATTCCTTATAGCATAACGTATACAGGCGCCAGAAGGCGTCTTTTTATTTTGCGTTAAATAAACGGAGGTAGGTCAAATTGCGGATAAGTAAAGCGGAGGCAGAAACGTACCACATACAACTTAATCACTACGGGTACGATTTGCGGGAGCTACAAGCGATGGACAGCGTGGATCTATATGTTAATGTCGATGAAGCAGCGGAGAAGATAAGCGAGTGGTTTCATAGCCATCGTGTTGCAATATCGAAGAAAACAATACGATCGAAGTTACTGGCGCTAGTCTATGGCGGTGAAATATGACGATAAGTAAACGGAGGATGATCGATATGGAATTTTACTACTGCTATTCAACGAATCTACACGACTTTTTACGAACGCATGGTGAGCGATACATTTGCGCTGGCCTCAACGAAAATACACTTCGCAAGTTTTGGCAATACGCACGGACCGATAAATTAAACGAGTTACTCGCTATGTATAGTAAAGAACGCCCTGGCAATCGCTAGGGCTTTCGTTTTTGTTAAATTAACGACTTATAAATCGAAGGAGAGATCGTGCATGACTAACAAAAAACCGTTTGAACCCGAAAGAGACTTCGTACAAGTACATTACGCTTTATTTACGTTGTATACCAAACTCGAAGACTTTCACGCAGATGATGCGCTTGCCTACATCGTATTGATGAAGAACTACAACGTTAATTATGGCTATGCGTTTCCCTCAACGTGGGACTTAATGGAGGCTCTAAACGTATCAGAATCGACTGTGACAGCGATAAAGGAAACGTTAAAGAAATACGCCCTAATCGAGACAGGAACGAATGAGGAGTTCGGGAACAACGTTTACTACGTATTCGCTCCGATAACGGACGAAGAGGAATTCTATGCTACGTACCCACAAGCTAAGGAACGGAATGAGCAGCGTAAGGCAAAGCATGAGACTCGCGTAAAAGGCGGTAAGGAACGTAAACGTAAGCACTACGAGAAGGCGAAAAAGCAAGTCGAGGAGCCAGTCGTTACCACAACGGATGACTCAGGCGAAGACTTATCGGATTGGATTTAGAATGGTAACCATGAATTTTATGGGCGTGTAACCATGAATTTTACGGTTCCGTAACCATAAATATTATGGGTTATATATATTTACGTTATATACATTTACGTTATATACATTTACTAAAAGATAGCGCGTCCATATACATGAACACGCAGCCATTAAAGATATCGATAGTATTTATATTCGATAATAAAAGAGTACGATAGGTTACGATTATATACGATTGATAGCGAGGTGAAAACCTCGCCCTCTTTTGTATTTACGATTGTATAAAAGAACGAGGATGCTTACGAAAAGGCTTTAGCCTATACGATAGCATAAGCGTTATATACGTATGTATACGATAGGTTACACTACGTTGGTTACTATCGCTGGTTAGTACGTTAGGTTATACGAGAGGTTAAACGCTAGGTTAGTCGATTAGGTTGTCGTATAGGTTAACGAGGAGGTTGTGCGATGCTTGGTAACGAGTATAAAGCGAATATCACCGAGAACTTTATCGAGGTATTACGAGAGTTAGGCGAAGATGAGAATAGCGAGTATATGCTACGATTGAAACACGAGTTAGAACGGTATAGACGTAAGTAGGCGTTAGATACGCAAAGCAGCGGACAGCACAACGGCCACGCTAGCGCGTATGCTTCCGCTTGTAAATGAAGAGCAGTACGATTATAGCACGCTTAGACGAGCGTAGCAAGGCGAAAGGAGAACGATAAACATGGCGAAGAAATTACTACGACCAGAACAATACGTGGCAATCGAATGGTTAGCGCAGCCTAAGTTCGGAGGTAAGACGCTAGGGGAAATCGCAGAGGTATGCGAAGTGGATGTGCGAACTCTCTATAATTGGAGACGAGACGAAACGTTCCAAGCGGAGTTAAAGCGTGAGATGGTTCGTAAATCACAAGACCGTTTACCTGAGGTAATCGAGAGTATGGCCGACTTTGCTATTCGGGAAGGTAATGCGGCTGCAGCGAAACTAGTCTTAACTATGAACGGCCTCTTAACGGAAAAGGTCGAGGTCAAGACGGAGAACGTCGATGGCAAGGTCGATATGGGTAAGGTCGATGAGGAACTCGATAAGCTGGCGAAAGGATTCGGGGCGGAAAGCGAATAGGTTAGTCGCCTATATAATAGAAGGAACTCGTATATATAAGTACGTGAGGCTAGCCGATGGCTTCCGAATAGGTCAGCCTCGCCCTCCTGACGGACGCACACCCCGAAACTTTCAGGCGTGAGGCTACCGCTTTATGCACATTCTTATACACTCGCAGGCTGACAGCGATGGGCTACAAACGTTGATATACCGTGTGCATAAATAAATAAATAAACGATTAATGATAACGATAGTGATAAACGTTGGTGTGACGCGGCTCAAGGCACGTTGCCTATCGGACTTAATATACTTCTGTACGATTCGTTATGCAGTCGAGTGTGTATCGTATGCAGGCGTATAGACCCCGCGGGGGAGTGGAAAAGCGAAAACCCGTCGCCACATGGAGTTTCAATCCGGATATCAAAAATAACGTTTGGGTTTCCGATTAGCTTACTACGTTGCCAGAACGCTGTCAATCGTAATTGCACCGGTTGGCAGTTTTGTGGTAACGTAGATATTGACGACTCAGCTTGCGATTAGCTACCGCAAGTATACGCACCTATCGGCGTTTGGGTCGTCTTTTTTATTCTAATCGATAGGGCATACGATAGGAGGCCGATAAAATGGCGAAAAGTAAATATACAGACGATTACCTACGGGAATTACTTACCGAAGCGTCAACCGAAAGGCTTACGTCTTCTCAATTCAGGGCGTTATACACTAATGAATGTCGCGCTATCGATCGTAGGTTTAACGGGATGGGTAAGGCGTGCGACCATTTCGGGATTAACCGACTTCCTCGACAGAAAGGCGAGCGTAAACTTGATTGGACTAACGAGAGAGTAATCGATGGGATACAACGTCTCGCTAACAGCGGAATCCCACTATCCTCTGATTATCTTAAACGAAGTGGACATCGAGATTTAGTCGCTGCAGCTAAACGTCGATTTGGTACGTGGAACGATGCGATAATAGCATCAGGGCATGAGCCGTACTATCTCGCGGGTTCCAGTAAGTCTAAAGACGAGTTTCTCTCGTTAGTAATTATGGAATTGTTATCGGGGACTGAGCCTACGCATACAGCACTTTCAGCTCGCGTTAGAGGATTCAGTAATTCGATGACTAAGCTATCTTTAACAATTGAGGATCTTAAGCAAATCCTTAATATCTGCCACATAACGATAGATAAACCTAAAGAAGTTATCGAGAAGCCAAAGCGCTATATACCGGACTTACAAAGTCGTGAGGGCCTTACGTTTGAAATTAAACGCCTCTACGACGAAGGGGTTCCGTTGAATTATACGTATATAAAACGTAAGAAGACGCATCTAATAGCGGCTTCAAAGGCGTTGTTTCCTACGTGGGCAGACGCGGTAAATTCGTCGGGCATTGATTACGAAAATATAAAACTCGACTCGAATATCGCTTCAGAATGCGGGTACGCACTCGAAGAATTATTCGGTGAGATATTAACGGAGTTCGGAGTCGAATACAGCCAATACGAACATGAGCACTACGACCCGGATTTCGTTTTACCAAATAACGAATGGATTGACGTTAAACTTTCGCAGTACGCGTCAGGGCACACGGAGACGGTACGGAAATACCTTCCGCACTGCAATTCACTTACCCTCGTATTTTTGAGAGGAGATAAATCGTGTGATCGTACAGTGAATGGAAAGTATCGCTTGGTTAACGTTTATAAGTACGTTGAAGGACTACCTAAACCAAAACAAAATTACTACGTAAGAAAACTTGCAGAAATAGAAAAGGCGCTCGCTTAATTGCGGGCGCTTGTGTTTTATAGTTTTATAAATTTATCGCGATGAATACGTCTTCCTTCATCGTTTGTGTAATACCGATATATCTCAGCGTCGTATGCGGGCTAGCGTGGTTGAATATCGACTGCAACAACGAAATATCTACGCCGTTCTTATACGCGTGGTATCCGAACGTTTTACGTAAACTGTGCGAACCGATCTCGCCTACCTTTTCGAGAAGCCCAGCACGTTTAGCTGCATCGTTTAATACTTGGTACGCTTGCCCACGACCGATTGCCTTTCCGCCTTTACGTGACGGGAACAAGAAGTCGTCGTCGGAAGCGTCAGCAGGAACGCACTCGACTATCGCTTTCTTAATCGATTGGTTCAGCGGGAAGCGGCGTTCCTTGTTCGTTTTTTGCTCACGTAGAGATAAGAATTCCTTGCCGCGTACATCGCCGACCTTCAGCTTTAGTATGTCGCTGATACGTAGTGCGCTATTTATCCCGAATATGAAAAGCAAACGGTCACGATCGCGGCCTAGCGCTTTCTTCATTTTCTCGATGTCTTTCTTATTTTTAAGCGGTTGTACTGTATTCATTAATATCACATCTCCTCGTTATGTTCGATTCATCTTACGTTTAGTATACGATATACAATCACGAATTACAACCATTATTTACATATTTTTATTCGAAAGGAGGCGGTCGCCATCGCATGGGTTGACGGTAAATGGTTAGACGGGCCAGCACGACGGGAACGCATCGACAAACTCCATCGCTATATTAGCGCTAAACTTGCGGAGCGCGACCGTCTGACTGGCGAAGAGAAACTCGAGCTCAAGGCGTACATCGACGAGTATGAACGCATCAAGGCGATTGATTTCGGGGAGCGAAACGTACTGTTTTTCGTGTATAACTGGTTCGGCGAGAATCTAAACCCCGACAATCCCGGTAACTGGGTCCCGAGGTACAACGTACCTGACGGTATCGATGCGTATAAGCTGACGGAGTTGGCGCCGAACTTTCACGTTGAGATTTGCGACATTATGAACGTGGTGTCCACCGATGTAATAAACGAGAAGATAGCCGTAGCAGCTCCCCGGTCTCATGCGAAGTCCAGCTTCCTATCGAAGGGGTTCCCGATTCATGAGATCGTGTATCGGCTACGTAAATACATCATTATTATATCGGAGACGCCGAGTGTATCGACGGCAAATCTCGAGTGGATAAAGCTACAGTTAACGTCTAACGAAAAGCTACGGCGTGATTTCGGTCCGCTATTGAATCCGAAGCAGCAGATGAACCCGAAAGATAACTCGAGTGAGTTTATCGCATGGGAACCGAAAGGGGAAGACGGTAAGAAGCTGTTAACGTTGGTCCAAGCGGCGTCATCGGGGCAAGCGCTTCGTGGACGTAACTGGAACGGCGTACGCCCTGATTTAATTGTCGCGGACGACCTCGAGGATAAACGGAACACCAATACGGAGGAACTTCGCCAGGAATTAAAGGACTGGTTCACGAAAGTTGTCGTACCTTTAGGTGATCCTGCAGGCGAAAAGACCGCTATCGTATTCATGGGTACGACGGTCCATCCGCAGTCATTATTGATTGACGTATTATATAACCGCTCCGACTTTAAGTCGAAGAAATACCAAGCGGTAATTAAGTGGCCCGAACGAATGGATATGTGGCAGCGATGCCAGGAGATATATACCGATAGAAATAACCCCGATAGAGCTCGCGATGCCGAGCTTTTTTACGTTGCACATAAAGCGGAGATGGACGCAGGGGCGGTCGTTCTTTGGCCGTCCGTGCAGCCGATATGGAAGCTCATGACGTTTAAATGGGACAATGGATCACGCGCCTTTAATACGGAGCTGATGAATAACCCAATCTCGGAGGAAGATTTACTTTTTAATCCTGAGAAGTTCCATTACTACACGCCCAACATTAATTTCTTCGACGGTCAGTACCGCATTAGTATGGCCCTAGACCCGGCAATGGGAAAAGAGCGCGGCGACTACTCGTCTATCGCCGTGGTAGCCGAGCATAAGAAAACGAAAACGAAGTACGTTGTGGAATCGACGGGCGATCGTATTCACCCCGATCAGTTTATCGAGAAGGCGGTTCAATTCGCCATGACGTATCAGCCCGATATTTTATCCGTGGAGGCACAGGCCGCACAGGAATTCATAGCTGACGTACTTTACAAACGTCTTCAGGCTGTGGGATACCCAGCGCGAACGAGATTACGAAAAGTTAAACAACGAAATAAAAAGTCGCTTCGTATTGAGGCGATGCACCCGATGATAGAAAACGGAGAGCTTCAATTTAATCGTCGACACGCATTACTACTGGAACAGTTCGAGCAGTACGGTACTACACACGATGACTGCATCGATAGTGTTGAAATGTCAGTGTCCGCATTGAAAACGAAGGAACGAAAAATACAAACGTCAACAAAACGATTCAGATAACGAAAGGAGGCGCTCGAAGGAATGGGATTATTCGGCTTATTCAGTAACCGAAACGACACGCACCCTACTCCGCTAAAGAGTTCCGTCCAGGAATGGATGGGCGACGAAAATCACGAGAGAGTGATGCGTTTAGTTAAGTTATACGACCGATACGAAGGAAAGCAAGTTTTCGAGAACTATCAAAAACCTGACGATTTACAATATCAACCAACTCTTTTGACAATCAACTACGATCGCTTGCTAGTCGACACGATGGCGGCGTGGGAATTCGAGATGGCACCGAAGCACGACGTATCGCCTGGCATTATCGACGACCCTATCGACATGGCCAGCGAAGCCTACGAGGAAAGCGCTGAGCAGGACGCGGAGAACCGCCGAGCGGCCGCGAAGGAGCTCTTGATTAACCGCGTACACAACGATAACCGCTCACACGAGAAGCTACTCGAGGCGGCGAAGGACCGTAAGATCGCCGGCACCGTTTGGATTAAGCTGGCGTACGACAAGCGCACGGGCAAGATTCGTCTGGCATTCCGCCCTGACCTCGAAGTGGTAGCGAAATGGAGCATGGACGACGCAGACACTCTCGAGGAGGTACATTTCTTCAAGTACCTCGACGCGGAGCTCACGAAAATGTGGCGACAGTCGTACCGCATGGATACGAACCCTACAACCGGCGCATTCGAGTGTTACGTACACGAAGCAACTTACGATGTAACCGACCCTGACGCAATGGAAATCGTAGAGGAGCACGTTGCTTATCAATCGATGGGCCTCGACTTTATACCGGTCGTAGACGTACCGAACGAGAAGCTCGCGGGCATGACTCGTGGTTACAGCGAGATTGATAAATACGCAGATATTACCGACGAGATTAACCGCAAGCTATCTGACTACAGCGATGCTATCCGCTTCGAGATGTTCGCTATTACATTATTAATGAACGTGGACGACGCGAAGGGGCTTAAGACGGCGCCAGGTGCGCTGTGGAATATCGTGGGCGACGGTGGGCTACTCGAGGGGCAGTTACCGGAAGTTAAGAAGCTCGAATCGAATTTCCGTTTTAAGGAAGCGACGGAAGCGTACCTCGACCGCTTATACGCGAACTTGCACAAGATTGCCGAGGTGCCGTCCGTGAACACTGCCGAGATGAACGTCGGCGGTATTAACGACATGGCCGTGAAGCTCTTGTTCAGCGCGATCATTTCGAAAACGCAGCGCTCGTGGGTAATCTGGCGATCGCGGTTACAGTTGCTAAACGAATATATTCTACGCTATATGCAAGCGAGACAGGACGACGTGAACTTCGCGTACGACAAGGCGCAAGTGGCGCAGATTGATGATAATTACGATAACCAAGTACATTTCCGCTTACCTTTACCGGAGGACCAAGTGGCGTTAGTGAATCGCTTGACGACCGAAATGGCATCCGACCTAGAATCGATTAAAGGCGCAATGGCCCGCAATGGCATCGAGAATCCGGAAGCGAAACTCATGGAAATTATGGCGGAGAAGCGCATGATGCAAGCGAATGAGGATCCGTACATGGGCGCGTTTGCTACACCGCAAGTAGCGCAACCGGCCGCACCAAAAGCGGAAGGACTTCCGACTGAATAGATATTATTGGCCTTACGGAATGGCACTAAACTTTCGGAATCCATAGCCGACGTGCGGCTTAAATCACGGGAGGTATTACGATGAGCAATGAACCAAACAACGAACAAATCGACGAGCAAGTTACCGATAAATCAACGGTTGGGGAACCGGAAAATAAGTCCGAAGTTAAAACGGTGACGATGACTCAAGACGAACTTAACGAGCTAATCGGACGTGAGAAGGGTCGAGTTAAAAAGCGCTATGCTGACTACGATGATATCACGAAGGAATTAGCGGAGTTAAGAGCCGAGCGCGAAGATCGCAAGAAAGCGGAGATGTCCGAAATCGAACGCCTGCAGCACGAGAAAGAACTCGCGGAGCAGAAGGCGAAGGAATTCGAGGCGAAACAATCCGATGCGTTCGCGAAGGCAAATAAGCGCCTAATCGATGCGGAGTTAAAGGTCGCGTTGAAAGAGGCGGGTATTCGTAACGATGCGATGAAGACAGCGATTAAAGTATTCGATGTGTCCAGCGTATCAGTTGACGAAGAAGGCAACGTGCAAGGCGTGGTCGAAGCGTTGGAGGCGTTTAAGAAGGATAACGCGTTCATGTTCGGCGCAGTGCAGCACGCAGATCCTAGCCCTGGCAATCACGAAATTAAAAGGGAAGACGAAAAGGCTAAGGCGGTTAAACAGCTTGCGGAGGCAGAGGCGAAGGCTAAACGCTCAGGGAAGAATGAGGATCGCGTAGCATTCGTTCAATTGAAAAAGAAATTAGGACTTTTTTAAAATTCACTATTGAATATACTTTATACAATATGGTATAATTAATTAGATGGAGGATAGGGGACGCCCGATTGTTCCGCACCCTTAGCGGACTCCTCCTAACTAAAACAACTAAAGGGAGTTGTTAATATGGGTAAAAAACTTACAATCGAAGAAGTGCGCCGTATTTTTTCAGAAAACGGATTAGAATTACTTGATGACGTCTACATCAATAACCGCACGAAACTTAAATTCCGGTGTTCTTGCGGAAGAATAGCCCACACCACGGTTAAAAACGTGAACAACGGAGGGAAATGTCTTCTTTGCGGGTACGAGAGAATGCGGAAAGGGGTTACCCTGGACGAATCATACGTCATTGAGTACGTAGCCAAATTTGGTTGTGAGCTATTAGACCCTTACGTACACTCCCGAGGCAAGGTTAATTTTAAATGTAGTTGTGGAAACAAGTTTTATAGTACTTTCAACCATTTTACATTAGGTGTTAGGTGTAGAGAATGCGGAATCAAGCGCTCTGTCGCTTCCGTAAAACTAGACCCTGCTTTTGTTAGAAGTGAGGTTGAAAAACAAGGCTACACACTTCTCGAAGAGTATACTTCAAGTAAAAAGCAATTAGCATGTGTCTGTCCGAGAGGACATGAGATTAAAGTCCGTTTTGACCATTTCCAAGAGGGACGTAAATGTGGCCATTGTCATATCGAAGATTATCGAGGCGAAAAGCACCACGGTTGGAATCCTGAATTATCCCAAAAGGATAGAGAGGATAAGAGAAGGCGGTCAGAAGGTATTGACAAATGGAGGAACTTTGTACTTCTAAGAGATGAGTTTACTTGTCAGAAGTGCGGTGACCACGCAGGTAAGTTACACGCCCATCATATTAGGAACTATGCGGACAACAGAGAGTTGCGAGCCGACGTCAATAACGGTATAACTTTTTGCGAAAGATGCCACATCAATTTTCACAAGTTGTATGGATCTCGGGACACAAATGAAGAACAATTAAAAGAATACCTAGATAGTAAAAAGGACGCCTCTTAAGGTGTCTTTTTTATATTTAACCAATAAAAATTAGGGGGATTTTCCACATGGCAAAAATTTATACTTCCGATTTAATCGGCAAAAAACTATCCGTAGTAGATGAGTTATTACTTTTAAACCCACATTCCACACCACTTATTAGCTTACTAGGTTTCTCAGATGCAGTAACGCAAACTACACACCAGTGGTTCGAAGATGAGATGGTGGCTGACGAGTCTACAGTAGTTGGCGCAGTAACAAACGTTGCGACTTCTATCGTAGTTGCTGACGGATCTATCTTCCGCGCTGGAAACGTTGTAAAGGTTGGCGATGAGTTAATTTACATTTCTGCGGTTGCCACTAATACTTTAACCGCGGTTAGGGGATACGCTTCAACTACAGCGGCAGCGATCTCTGACGGCGCTAAAATCGTATTCCAATTCACAGAAGGCACTGAAGGCGCAGATGCTCGTGCAGCACGTTATAAAGCTCGCGCTCAAAAATCTAACTACACTCAAATCTTTGACGACTCTATCGAGATTTCCGGTACTGCTGAAGCGGTGACAAACTACGGAATCAGCGACTTGTACGAGTACGAGAAGCAAAAGAAACAATTAGAGTTAGTGCTTCAATTAGAGAAAGCGTTAATCGGTGGTGTAGGCTACACTAACGGAAATGTACGCCAAATGAAGGGTATCCGTAACTTCATCACTTCCAACGTTGTGGCTGCGGGCGGCGCGTTAACTGCTGACCACCTCAACAACCTAGGGCAATCAATCTACGAAAAAGGCGGCTTTTCTACTGGCGGAAACTTCAAAATCATGGTTGGCGCGAAGCAAAAACGTGCGTTGTCTGCTCTTGACGCGAACAAAATCCAATTAAATCGCCAAGATAACGGTCGTGGCCAAGTAGTTGACCACTTCACAACAGACTTCGGTGATTTCGAAATCGTATTGAATAACAACTTGGAAGCTGACGAGTTATTACTAGTCGACGTTAACCGTATGGCTATCCGCCCGCTAGTTGGACGTGATTTCTTCCATAAATATCTTGGCGAGCAAGGCGATTACACTCGCGGAATTTTAGTAGGAGAGTACACGCTAGAATTTTTGCAAGAGAAGGCGCATGGCAGAATTAAAACTCTAGCTTAATTTTTACGCCTATTTTATACGATATACAATAACGTTTAGCCTCGCCTGTGTGCGGGGCTTTTCGTGTTGAACGGAGGTATCAACGATGGCAGTTTACGAATCGAAATACTCGTCGCTTGTCGTTTACAACGGCGCTGTCCCGCTTCATTTTACGAACGGCCGTTACGTAACGGAGGACGAAAAGGAAATCGCTGTGCTCGATAAAGTTACCGACTGCGAACGCGTCGATAAGCCGGTGAAAGCCGAATCCCCAGCGAAGCCAGCACCGAAAGGCAAGACGAAATAATTAACGGGAGGCACGACAAATGGCGGTATCTGACCGATTAGAAACTCGATTAAAAAACGTGCCGGGAATCACATCGGCAGACATCGCCGAATGGATTGCCGAGGCGTTAGACGAAAGCGGCCTAGTCGACGATGGCACGAACGATAACGTGTTGCTATACCTTTCGCTTGCACTCGCATACGAAACGATAGCGCAGGACGCGGCGAGGTTTTTCCGATACACGGACGGAGACGAATCCGTCGACAAAACGAATGTGTTCGAGAACTACACGAAACTAGCGGCAGCGGCGCGAGCGTCCTACCGTAAATACCGCAATGGAGGCGGTTCGGCAACGTATATGCCGGCGCGAGGCGATGGACGATAGGAGGCGAATGGATTGGCACGGAACGAAGAACTCGATAGGCTACTAGAGCAAGCCGCTGACCAATACCAGCGCATCAACGCGTCCCTACAAGCGCAGGCAATACGGGAGCTCAACCGAATTCGAGCGGAGTTAATCGAGAAACTGGCGTCATATACCGACGCGAACGGCAAGATTGCGCAAGTACGCTTGCAATCGCTCATCAACGACCTAAATACGATTGAGATGCGAATGCGAGAGGCGAATGCGACGACGATGAATAGCGTAATTGAACAATCGGCTGCGGCGGGTGTGACGGCATATAGCGAGATAACGGCGGGCGTGATCGGCGTAACTGTCGGGGAAATGCTCGGAGGTGCGGCGTTTGACCGCGTAAATCAGAACGTATTCCAAGCGGCTATCAATCGTTATGGAGACGACGGTCTCGTGATATTGAATCGAGTCTGGCGGGTAACACGCGAGCAACGACTTGCGATACAGCAAGCGTTGACTTCGGGCGTGGTTACGGGCAAAGGCGTGAATTCGATTATCGCAGACGTCCGCAAGGTATACGATAACGAGACGTGGAAAATCAAGCGGTTAGTTGTGACCGAAGGAAATATCACATACCGTATGGCAAGTTCTTACACAGCGCAACAAAGTCCGTACGTTAAGGCGTTGCGGATACATCGCGGGAAGGCAGACCGACCGGAGCATCGATGCAGCCAACTCGAGAAGATTGACCGATACGGCTATGGAAACGGATTGTATAAACCGACTGACCCCGAAGTGCTCCACCCGCATGTGAATTGCACGAGTTATACGACATACGAGTTAGTTGACGATGTAGAGGCGGTGAAACGAAATGCTTAACGATAACGATAAGGCGTGGATGCTTGCGAATCGTGCCGAGGTTGTCGCAGGCCGCGAAACTGAAACGGAACTCGTGCGATCCGTTGTCACTGGGGAGGACCCGTACACGGACGAGAATATTACCGAGGAGCAAATCGAAGTTGTTTCGGCAGTATGGCAGAACGCCTCGGCTGGCGTTAAGGGCGACGTGCAGTTAATCGACGGATACGAAATCGAAGCAGGCGATATGCTCGTTTCATTCGCAGATGCAATCGACTTATCTGACGTGCGACAGGTGATTCACGACGGATATTACTATACGTTAATCTCGACTCGTCCCGAGGGTGTCGGCGACGTCATTACGAGGTACGAGTGCATTGCGAGGCGGACGACATGAGGATACGGGTTAATTTGACGGGACTAAACGAAGTGCTAGCGAATCTAGAGCAGATTGCTTCCGATGTACCAAACGAAGTTGACGAAGCAGTCGAGCGCACAGCGTTGCAGATGGTAAATACATCGCGACAGGAAGCGCCGAGGCTAACAGGACGGCTCGCGAACAGCATCGATATCTTTCCGCAAGATACGAAGCAAGGCGAGCGGACGTGGGGCTCAGACGTTGAGTACGCTAGGCGCCAAGAGTACGAACATCGCACAAAGAGCGGATATATACGCCGATCGGTTACGAAACATGAGGGTACATTTAAAACAGAATTAGAAAACGCAGTTAGACGAAGTATAGGGGGCGTTTGATTTGCTCCACGAAATTCAGTACTCGATTATCGCGCACTTGAAAAATGCGATGCCAGATATGACCGACGTTGTGTGGGCGTACGATAGCGTGCCTATTAGCGGCAAGTCGTTCCCGTTCGCAACCGTTCGGCATCTGTCAACCGGCGTGCAAGTGCTCGAGAAACAATACGAATATGCTCAAAACGACTACACGTTTACGGTCGGCTTGTTTTGCGAAAGTGCCTCGTCACTCGCTCGCTTACAAGACGGTCTGAAGCGTGTTTTTTTGCGTTATGAAATCGATTTGCTCGACACAACGCAACCGGCACCTCCGCCAGTAATCGGACATTTCCGTGCTGATGTGGTGTTTATAAGCCCGAATATTTCGGAAGCAGTCGAGGACGTAACAAACATGCACCGTGTCTATTTAGACGTTCGTGTGCGTGACATTAACTTAATCTAGGGGGAAACGAAATGGCAGTTACTAAAGGCGTGGATATCGTAATCATGGTCGACACAGGTAGCGGCACTCCTACGTGGTCTATTGTAGGCGGACAGCAAAACGCAACGCTATCCGAGACGGCTGATACGATGGAAACAACGAATAAGCAATCGAGCAACTATCGCGAGTTTGATTACTCGCTAAATTCTTGGACGATCAGCGCAGACGGCGTACTTATCCTTGACGACGTGGCGTATGCGGCGCTTGTTGACGCAATGCGCGGTCAAGAGAAAGTAAAGGTTCGCGTAAAGGAGAGCGCAACAAAAGCGTTAGAAGGTTTTGCGATTGTAACATCCCGAGACCTTGATGCGCCATACGACGATGTGGCAACTTATTCCGTCGAATTACAAGGAACGGGAGCTTTATCGGAGGTAACACTTCCATAATAACGGGCGCTTAGGCGCCTTTTTTATTTGAAACGGAGGGTATGACGATGGCAGAAATCGTAATCGGCGGAAAAGCCTACGATATGAAATTTACGTACTCGAGCCTATTGGCAATCGAGGAGCACTACAGCAAGGGCATCAGCAAGGTTTTTGAAACAGAGGACCTAGAAAGCCTGCGCACACTTACCGCATTTATTTATGCATGTCTGAAACGGCACAGCGACTTCAAACACCTCACATTCGATGACCTTATCGAGAAGCTAGACGAAACGCTCGAAGACGGAGCGGTGACTCTCGAAGAACTAGCCGCGCTTGTGAAGGACGCATTCGATAAATCCAATACGCTACAGAAAGCAACAAAAGGCGCTGCGACAGGAAAAAAGAAGTAAGCCGCGACGGTATCGATTGGGACGCATTGGAGCGGACGGCATACGGTGTACTCGAACTAACTCCGGAGCAATTTTTCGAGTTAACGCCGAGGCAGTTTTCGCTCATGTATGAAGGATTCCGCGATCGCGAAATGCGCAAGGCTCGCTATATCCAATATCTCGTAAGCCCTCACGTTAAGAAAGTTCCGAGGATTGAAGAAATCGCGGGTCTCGGCGGTGGTGAGCGTAATGTCATCTCGCTGGAAGAAAAGCGGGCGAAACTCGATGCGCTATACGAGCAGTTCGGAATCACGAAGGAAGGGCGGTGAGTATGATTGTCAAATATCGGTGATATTCGCGTAACTATTAGTGCAGACGCCTCCGGCGTACAAAGCGCCGTAAGCGAAACGAGGTCCGCAATGGCGGGGCTAGGTCAGACGATGCAGGGCGTTGGGAACCAATTCAGTCAAATGGGTAACGGCGCGAACGGACTACAAAACCGCATGGTAGGGCTCGGGCATTCGTTGAGTGAGGCGGGCGGTGCCATCGCAATGTCATTCGGGGCTATGGCGGCAGCGGTTGGGGGCGGTATTGGGTATGCCGTAAAACAAGCGGCTACTTTCGAACAAGGCCTCGCGAACATTAAGGCGGTTGCACCTGAATTAGCGAGTCGGATGGATGAAGTAAAGAAACTCGTAATAGATGTCGGAAAGGAAACGAAGTACTCATCGGCTGAAGCGGCGAAAGGATTCGAGGAGCTCGTAAAGGCGGGTGTATCCGTTGAGCAGATTATGAGTGGCGGACTGCAGGCGTCACTTGACCTCGCAACAGCTGGCGAGTTAGATCTCGGAGAGGCAGCGCAGATTGCGTCTACGGCGTTGAACGCGTTTCAGAAGGATGGACTATCGGTTGCTGACGCGGCTAATATCCTCGCGGGGGCTGCGAATGCTTCCGCGACAGATGTACGAGAAATGCAATACGGATTATCAATGGTATCGGCGGTAGCTTCTGGCGTAGGGCTGACGTTTAAAGATACGTCGACGGCGTTGGCATTATTTGCCCAAAACGGACTAAAAGGTTCGGACGCTGGTACGTCATTAAAAACGATGTTGATGAACTTAACGCCACAGACGAAGAAGGCTCGGACAGAAATGTCGGACCTCGGAATCATAACGAAAGACGGCGCGAATCAATTTTACGACGCGCAGGGCCACATCAAGTCGATGGCCGACATCTCGGAGATACTCAAAACGAGTCTCGCAGGGCTAACGGATGAGCAACGCCAACAAGCACTATACACGATGTTCGGGTCCGATGCGATTCGTGCTGCGAATATTCTCTACAAAGAGGGCGCGAGTGGTATGAACGAGATGGCCGACGCAATGTCCAAGACGACAGCGGCAAGCGTAGCGGCTACGAAAATGGATACGTTCAATGGTGCGATGGAGCGATTGAAAGGATCAGTGGAAACCGCAGCCGCAGCGTTCGGAACGGCGCTAATCCCGACAATCTCGAAGGTTGCCGAAGTCGTTCAAAAGTTAGCCGATTGGTTCACGAACCTGAGCCCAGGTATTCAAAAGGCTATCGCGGTTACTACGTTAATCGTAGGCGCTCTTCTCGTGTTGGCAACGGTCGCTGGCTTTGTCGCATTAGCAATCGGGGCGCTGGTCATTGTGTTCGGGATTATCGGAACAACGGGCGCTATCATAGCGGGGATTGTGGCGGTAGTCGTCGCAGCAGTTATCGCAATCATAGCGTATTGGGACGAATTGAAAGCGTGGACCATATCGACGTGGAGTGCGATTGTATCGTACCTGTCTGGCGTTTGGGATTCGGTAAAAGCGTACACGGTTGCTAAACTCATCGAGCTAGGTGCGGCTATCATGGCGATTTGGACCGCGATCGTGGCGACAGCGCAAAGCGTTTGGGGATCCATTGTCGCATTCTTCTCGGGAATTTGGACCGCTATCGTGACTACGGCAGTAGCCGCATGGACTGGTCTTATTGCGCTGGCGACCGCGATATGGACGGGGCTTGTTACGGCAATTACCACGGCCTGCTCGATGCTAGTTGCGTTCATCACTCCGATATGGGCGGCAATACAAGAATTTCTCGCGCAAACTTGGCAGAACATTCAGCTCGTCGTGCTCGGGATTGTTGGCGTATTCCTTAACCTTCTCGTCGGTAACTTCGAGGGCGTCAAGACGTCGTTAATCGCTATATGGACGGGGCTTAAGGATCAATGCATTATGATTACGAACGCACTGCAAGCGGGGCTAATGGCGATTGTAACGTTTATTGTTTCGTCCGTTACTAACAGTTTTAACGCACTTGTAAACGGAGTGGTATCCGCATGGAACGCGCTTTCGAGCGCAACGTCTGCCGCATGGGAGGCTATTAAATCATGGGTAATACAGGCAGCGACTAATCTAGCGTCTAGCGCAATCGCAACTATTACGAATCTTGGAAGTATGATCGTGAGTACGTGGAATAACATCAAATCCACTACGGTAAGTACGTGGAACGCGATTGTGTCAGCGATATCGAGTGCTCTTAATAACGCCGTTAGTTGGTGTATAAGCGCGTTCAGCAGTATGACGAGCGCAGTGTCCGACGGAGTGTCAAACGCTAAGTCCGCGATTGTTGATGGGTGGAATGAGGCCGTTTCTTTCTTGCAGGGTATTGACTTGTATGAAATCGGCGTAAACATCATCCAAGGGCTAGCGAACGGAATAAGTAGTGCAGTAGGAGCAGTGAAAGACGCGGTAAAAAGCGCAGCCGATGCAGTTACTGATAAAATCAGAAACCTCCTCAACATCCACTCGCCGTCTCGTGTCATGGTCGAAATAGGTGGATACGTCGGGCAAGGTTTTGCGAAAGGGATAGAAGGGCAAGTTTCGTCGATTCAAGCCGCAGCAGGAAATATGGCCTCCGCTACGTTACCGCCTGTGCAAAACGCTCGTATTGACGCAGGAAACTCGATTGCATTCGGCGCATCTCAATCCGTGCAGCAATCGATGCAGGCACCGCAAGGGAACGCCGTGCTGCAGCTTATTATGGACGGACGCACGGTCGCCGAGGGCGTGTACCCGTGGGTTGACTTATTTGGCGCGAACAACGCTCGCCTAGCGCAAGTGCAGCTCGGCATGAAAGGAGGGCGCTGATATTGGCGCAATCACATAACGTAACTCTCATCCGCCAGGACGGTGTGCGCTACGATTTCGAGGAGCTCGGCATTACGCTGACCGACCTCACGATGCGCACGCCCGAGGCGGAACTATTATACGAACAAGTCGCCGACCACATGGTCGACGCAGGCACGACGCTGAAGGGGCGAAAGCTCTCGGCGTCTTTTTTCTTTTCGGCAGCAGATTCGCTCGACTTTCCGTTGCTAGTTAACGA